AGGCAAAGTAGATAGTATGCCACACGCTGGCAAGTATCAAAATGTTCCAGGCGCAAAAGCAGATCTTACCAGCGCAACAGGTGAGGTTGCTAAAAACACTGAAGAGGCAGGCGTTAATACCAAGGCTGTCGAAGGTGACAAGTAAACTAGGACAATAATATGGCTTTGTACCTAAAAGAGAATCTTACATTTGATCGGGCCAAGATTGAGGTCATCACAGAAGACAGCAACACCGGTCAAGGTAAGGATCTATATATGAAAGGGATATTCATTGAGGGAGGCGTCAAAAACGCTAACGCTCGTGTTTATCCCATTCACGAAATTGAAAAAGCCGTTTCAAGTATCAATGAACAAATCAAAGAAGGACACAGCGTCCTAGGCGAAGTAGATCACCCAGATGATTTAAAAATTAACTTGGATCGTGTATCACATATGATTGAAAGTATGTGGATGGACGGACCATGCGGCCACGGTAAACTTAAAATCCTTCCAACACCAATGGGAAAACTAGTAGAATCTATGATTACTAGCGGTGTTAAGTTGGGTGTTAGTTCACGTGGTAGTGGCGAAGTTAATGAGAGTTCGGGACACGTTAACAATTTTGAAATTATTACTGTTGATGTTGTCGCACAACCAAGTGCTCCACATGCTTATCCAACCCCAATTTATGAGGGGTTAATGAACATGCGTGGTGGACACAACGTATTTGAAGTAGCGAAAGAAGCTACTCAAGATCAAAGAGTACAAAAGTACCTGAAAGAAGGCGTTTTACGCTTAATCAAGGACCTTAAGTTAAAATAGGAGAACTAGATGTTAGATGCTATCAAGCCATTGATAGATAGCGGTATCATTAACGAAGATACGCAAGAAGCAATTACTGAGGCATGGGAAGCAAAACTTTCCGAAGCCAAAGAAACTGCTCGTGCAGAACTTCGTGAAGAATTTGCAAATCGCTATCAACATGACAAACAAGTAATGGTTGAAGCTCTAGACAAAATGGTAACTGAAAGTCTCCAGTCAGAACTTGAAGAATTTGCTTCAGAAAAGCAAGCACTTGCTGAAGATCGTGTGAAGTTTAAAACACACATGAACGAAAGCAGTACTAAGTTTAATGATTTCATGGTAACAAAATTAGCAGAAGAAATCAAAGAACTTAGAACAGATCGCAAGCAGTACGAGAATAGTGTATCTAAACTCGAACAGTTTGTTATCAAGCAACTTGCAGAAGAGATTCAAGAGTTTGAGCAAGACAAGCAGGCAGTAGTAGAAACAAAAGTCCGCTTGATTGCAGGAGCAAAAGACAAATTAGCAGAATTACAGCAGAACTTTGTAGCACGTAGTTCGGCACTTGTTAAAGAGTCAGTTGCTAAAAACCTAGAGTCAGAAATGACTCAACTCAAAGAAGACATCCATCAAGCACGTGAAAACATGTTTGGTCGTCAAATCTTTGAAGCCTTTGCTTCAGAATTCGCTGTTACTCACTTAAATGAGAACAAAGAAATCAAGAAGTTACAGGCTGTTGTTGCCGCTAAAGAGGAAGCTCTAGCAGAAGCTAAATCACAAGCAGAAGAAAAAGCAACGATTGCTGAGTCAAAAGATAAAGAAATCAAAATGATTAAAGAATCAGCAGAACGCAAGGATAAACTTGCTAACCTGTTGAAAACACTCAACAAAGAGAAAGCCGCAGTGATGAGCGAACTTCTCGAAAGTGTGCAGACTGCTAAGTTGCAGAATGCATATGACAAGTATCTACCGGCAGTTTTAAACGCAAATGGTAAGACAGTTAGCGAAGCAAAAGCAGTGTTAACCGAAAGCCGCGTTGAAGTTACTGGTGATAAATCTGCTAAACAAACCAACGCCAAGACCGAAGATGACAGCAATGTTGTTGAGATCAAGCGTTTAGCAGGGCTTAGATAACCCTAAAAGGAAAAGGAAAAGAAATGACACAAGCACTATTAGAAAGCCGTTGGGGCGAAACAAAAGATGCCCTGTTAGAAGGTTTAAACGGCGCCAAGCGCAGTACAATGGGTGTTGTTCTAGAGAACACACGCAAGAGTTTGATGGAGACCGCTACCGCTGGTTCAACAGCCGCTGGTAACGTTGCTACATTAAACCGTGTAATTTTACCAGTCATTAGACGAGTAATGCCAACCGTTATTGCTAACGAAATCGTTGGTGTTCAGCCTATGACAGGTCCAGTTGCACAGATTCACACACTACGTGTACGCTATGCTGATTCAGTTACATCAACAGCGGCTGCACCATTTGATACAAACGTTACTGCTGGTGACGAAGCACTTTCACCATTCAAGATTGCTACAGTATATTCAGGTAGTTCTGCTACTGGTCGTGCTGATTCAACAAGTACACTTGAAGGTAACCCAGGTAACAAGATCAACGTCCAGATCTTAAAGCAAGTTGTTGAAGCTAAGACACGTAAGCTATCAGCACGTTGGACATTTGAAGCCGCTCAAGATGCGCAAGCAATGCACGGCTTGGATATTGAAGCAGAAGTTATGGCAGCTCTTGCACAAGAGATTACAGTTGAAATTGATCAAGAAGTTCTTGGTTCACTTCGTAGTCTTGCTGGTACTGAGTTCACATATAACCAGGCAGCAGTATCTGGTACAGCTACTTACGTTGGTGATGAGCATGCCGCATTGGCAGTTCTTATCAACAGAACAGCTAACTTGATTGCATCACGCACACGTCGTGGCGCAGGTAACTGGGCAGTTGTTTCACCAGCCGCTTTAACAGTTCTCCAGAGCGCAACAACAAGTGCTTTTGCACGTACAACTGAAGGCACATTTGAAGCACCTACAAACACTAAGTTTGTTGGTACATTGAATGGCGCAATGAAAGTTTATGTAGACAGCTATGCTGGCGATACACAGGCAGTTCTAGTTGGTTACAAAGGTTCAAGCGAGGCTGATGCCGCCGCATTCTATTGCCCATATGTTCCATTAATGAGCAGTGGTGTTGTGTTGGATCCATCAACACTTGAGCCAGTAGTTGGCTTTATGACACGTTATGGTTACGTTGAGCTTACAAACACAGCTTCATCGTTCGGTAACGCGGCAGATTACTTGGGTGAGATTGCAGTTTCAAATCTTTCATTCCAGTAATAGTTACAAAAACTTCCTAGTTTTAAACATAGGAAAAAACAGAAAAGGAGCCATAAGCTCCTTTTTTGTTGGCTTGTGTTTCTTTGTTGGTGCATAAGTATTATAATGGAAACTATCTTAATGGCAATATTAGTCACAGTGCTAACCGCAGACGGAACTGAATCAACAGGTTATCATCAACATGGCCCAGAGTTCTACAACCTAGGTGCATGTCAACGCATAATCGGCGACAGAGATCTTCTTCCTGAAATATACGAAGATGTGCGCAGACATATAGGCTCACGTTTGGTTAAAACTAGAGAGATTGGATGCTTTACTACAGAGTCTCTGAGAGAAACTAACAACTTGCTTAATTATGATTCAACACCTTTTCTGTCATTATAACTTGACTTAGTTACACGTTTCGTGTATAAATATATATACGTTCAGCCGTAAGGCCGGAAGTAGACTTCATAATTAGTCGAAGGAACGCATTATCATCGTTCATCTCGAAAGAGACGGAAGTAGGTAATGGTTACCGAAGGAACGCACCTAACTGTAAAAAGGAGGGTGTTAACATGACAATGTGGACTCGCTATTGTAGAGAGCAAGCACAGAAAGACTATCACAAGTCTCAAATGCTTAAAATCTTATTGTTACGTGCAATGCATGATACCAATAAGTGAACTTCAAGGGGGCTGAAACGCCCCTTTTTTGTGGCTGACATTTCTATAAATACTATTGTTCAGTAGTTAGGTAAAACTGACTTATGCTGTCCCAACAGCGTAGCGACTAGAACTCGCATTGGACTTCTAACAAAGGAGAAAACAAATGGGAAGACCTATTAAAACGGCAAAATCAGTTGCAGGAAATTTAAAAGAGCCAGCGGCAAACACAACAGGTACTATTGGTGATATAGCACTACTTGGTAGTGTACAAATTCAGTTTACTGGTTTTGTAACAGGTGGTTCAGCAAATACAGGACCTGCAAATTCACAAAAAGGCAACAAGACATTTAACATTACCACAAGTGACGGCACAGAAGATTTAATTCTAACAGCAGTTGTAAGTGGAAGTTTAGCCGCAGGGCAATGTCAATTAACAGCAACAGATTCAGATGGTGACACATACAATGTAAGTAAAATTACATCACGTTATGTTACACTAACTCCTGTTGATGGCACACAGTTCACAACAGGACAACGTGCATTATGGGTAGCAAGCGGAAGCGAAGCATCAGGCGTTTCAGTTAGCATACCATTAGCATAATAGTATTTTTTATATGCAACAAGATTAACCTGCTCCGGCAGGTTTTTCTTTGACCAGTGACATTTTAATCTGTATAAATATAATGAATAAGGACTTTGATAATGGCTGTAGTCAACAATTTAAATACTGATTTATTAATTACAAACAAAATAAACACTTCTGCAAATATCACATTGCAGAGTGCTACTGTTTACATAGATGGTGACTTGCAGGTTGGCGGAAACAGCACAGCCGTTACCAAAACTGATTTAGAAGTTACAGATAACTTAATTACCTTAAACAAAGGTGAATCCGGGGCAGGTGTTACTCTTACATTTGCTGGAATTGAGATTGACAGAGGTAGTGAAACAGACGTTGCTTTACGTTTTAACGAAACTGTTGACAAATGGCAAATTACAAATGACGGTGCTGTTTATGCAAATATTGCAACATCATCAGGCGGTGGTGGTAGTTCCGTTTCTGACGATCCTGACCCAAGTCTTGGTGCTAACTTAGATGTTGTTTCGTTCACTATTTCAAGTGAGTCAACCGACTATGTTAAGTTTGACAGTAATTTAGCAGTAAGACACACAAGCACAGCACCAAGTACAGTTGCAGATCATACAGTAATTTATGCGCAAACACCTGTCCAAGGTGGTAGCGGTGTTTACTTAACAAACACAAGTGATGCTGATAGACAAGTCAGTACTGTAAGAAATTCAGTAGTATACTCGTTGGTATTATAGGAATAACAAAATGACAATTCATAACAATTTATTAGGCGGCGGAGTAGCGTCAAACATAGCAATTTCAACTTCGTCAAATGGAGATGCAGTAACTACAATGTACTTTTGTAACACTGACACTAATCCAATCACATTCAATCTGCATGTTTGCCCAGCAGGATTTGAAGCAAACGGAAATAACGTGGTATACTCCAATAAACTTCTTACCAATGGTGACACTTACGTGATAGATTTGGAAAAACTAACACTGGGATTCCACGATACGCTACAAGCAAACGCAAATGTAGCAAATAAAGTTGTAGCAACAGTAAGCACAATAGGATTATAACACATGGGACGTTTTTTAAAAAAAGTTGAAACTGTTGGTGGCCCAAACGCACTTGCGTTACAAATACCAACAAGCACTACTGCGGCTGGCCCAGAACAGATAGATGATGGTATGATTAGATGGAACACCAGCACCCAGCGTGTTGAGTTCTGGTACGAGACACAATGGTTAACTGTAGCCAAAGTGGGTAGTGTACAAATTACCACAGACGAATTTACAGGCGATAATGCAACCACTACGTTTACTATGAGCCAAGCTGAGTCAGACGCAAATGCAGTTATTGTACAAATTGGGGGAGTATACCAACAACCAAATGTTAACTACACCATGAACGGTAGTACCACAATCACGTTTACTAGTGCACCGCCAGCACCCGGAGTAAACCCAAATAAAGTAGTTGTTGTGCATAATATAAACAGTACCGATTCTGTTTACGACTAGGAAGTACTAAATGGCAATTGGTAAAATTTCCGGTGCAATGCTTTACCCCAACCTTGTTCGTCAAGGTATAGATTTAGCATTTGAGTCAAACTTACTTTACCTAGATGTAAACAATCACAGAGTTGGTGTAATCAACTCCTCTCCTGCTTATGCACTAGATAGCTCAGGCAACGTAAAACTAGCAAACATTTTAGTTCAAGGAAGCGGCTTTAGTTCTAACACTGGCGTTATGTCTTTTGGAAGCAATGCCAATGTTAGCATTACAGGTGGAATAAATGGCCAATTTTTAACTACAGATGGTAGTGGAAATTTAAGTTGGGCAACAGTTGAAACAAGTGCCGCAAGTTTAACATTAGGCACACCAGGCGATGGCGCATTATGGCCCACAGGCATGTTAAGCACCTGGCAATCAAGCACATCTATCACTAATGCTGTTGACGATGTAAACGAGTGCATGTTCAACATAATGAATTCAACAGCAGTTGCTAACGTAGCATTTACTGCTGATACCACATCAGGTGGTGCCGGAACAACAGTTACACTAACCATTGCCGCATTAGGTAATCCTAATAGGTACGACATTAATTGGGGCGACGGTACAACAGACAATAACCAAACAGACTCAACACCAACGCACACTTATAGCACAAACAGTGGTTCGCCATTTACTGTAAATGTTAGAGCATATAACAATGGCGGTGTTGGTGCGTGTAGTGAAATGTACTACGAACTTGAAGATTACATTGTTATATACACAGCAGATCCTGTTGTGACTTTTGCGGCTTATACAGCAAGTTCGGGTGGCAGTCCTATTACACAGTGGGACGACGGCGACACAGTTTACTTTGAAAATACAACCACAAACACAAGTGGTGCAACAGTGCAGTACACCTGGGCATGGGGTGACGGTAGCAGTAACGACGTTATATCCAGTGATGCTTCGGCAGGTGGCGTGGGCGGCGGTAGATTAGCACACACATTTACAACAAGTACAGAACAAGAGCAAACAAGAACAGTTACATTAACATTAGATAGCCATACTACAGCACTGCCATCAGCAATACCAACAAACGACACAGACTCGTTTAAGATTTACGATGACCATACACCATCTGTTACACTAAGTTCTGTTACTGGCATTAACGAAGAAGGTACCAGCGGTTTACCAATTACATTTACTAACGCAACAGAAACTTCCATTGGTAGTTATGCGACTTATGGCATTCAATATCGCTATGAATTCGGTGACGGCAACGTACATGTTGTTAATACAGGATCAGGCGCACAAGGTGATACTAGCGGAACAATTGGGCACACCTATGCACTTAGTTCAGGTGAGCAATCCTCGGGAACAGCTCGTGATTTTAGCGGTAACCTAAAGGTTCTTAGTAACCATAGTAGCTCACCATTTATTAGTTCAACATTTACAGTGCATGTTGAACCAGATGTACGTGCTACTGTAAGTGGCACAGCAGTAACAACAAGTGATAGATCGGGCGATAATCAATACGATTTGTATGCCTTTACTGATTATAACGGAAACAATCGTGCGTTGGTTAGAGCAACCAACACCTCTCAAAATGCTGATGATTATTTGTACGACTGGGGCGATTCGACAGACGATTCAGTTACTGAAGATGGCTCATCACCAGGTAGTATAGGCGCAACGATTGACCATAGTTATATAAGTGCAAGCACAGGCAACTACAATTTAGCATTTACCGCAAACGGCACACCTGATCTTACCGCACAAACAGATACAGACACAGGTATCACGTTTACACTAAATGCTGTACCGTCAGCACCAGCTGGTTTGAGTGCTAAAAGCATAACACTTAGCGATAGCGCACAAGGAACAAGTCCAAAGTTAGCACACGGTTTTACTGACAACAGCGCAACAAATCCTCTTAGTGCAGGTGCAAGCCTAAACACCACTACAGCAAGACGATATACTAGCGGCACTATTGACACCAGCACAGTAAATAACGCATACAATGGTGTTAGTGGCAACTTGGTTGCTGTTGTAAATGGTATAAGCAAAGGCAACAAAGTATTCAGTACTTCAACTGGTGAGAATGGCACGTTTACAAGTCTTGTTGTGAGTGGACAACTAGATGCACACGATAGTATAAGTTCGAGCACATATCCAACTGGATTCTATCAGACATTTGATGCGAAAATTACACAAGCACTTTCAAGTTATAGTGTAGGTGTTAATGATGAAAGATTAGAACATAGCTCTACTGGCAACACAAACTATGTTAGTGTTGTATACGATGATGTTACAAGTGTACCAAGCATTGTTTCAAGCGGTACACTGGCCGAAGGCACTGGCGGTACTAAACGCTATATATCTGGTATTCCTTATTACAATTCAGGATCACCAACAGTTTCGCTGAGTGGAGTGCAAATCAGCAACTTAACAGGTCAAGCATACACAGATCAATCAAACATTGTTGAAGTAGATAATGCTACCAATCAAGAAGGCACAAGTTCTGCAGGTACAACAAATACGGATTACACTTACAGCAACATTGACGGTGCAGTAACCATGTTGTCGGGTGGTATACCTAAGGTAGATATAGGTGTTAGTAGTGCATACACAATTGGAGCACTAACTGTACCAATCACAAGCAGTTCAGTGAGAACCATAGATAGAGTTAAAGTACGTGCTAGAAATGCAAACGGCGTTGGCAGTTATAGCGAGAACACAACAGCAATACAAGTACACAAGTCATCACAAAGCGGTATTAGTGAAATTGCTATTGCAGTATCAGACAGTTTAGGCGCTGGGTTTGACGATGACGGTGTAAGAATATTTGATTTTAATGCCGCAACAACAGACAATCCTAGTTATAACGGTGCTACAAACTTCTACACAAACAGTCCTTATACAGAAGCAAGTGATCCCGGTGTTGAAGGCACAAAAGAAGCAACTATTAGATTAGGTGTCTTGAAGTATGATGTAACAGATTATAGTTCAGGATATCTCCCAGTAGGTCCAGATAGAAGCAGTGACACAGGCACACAATACTTTACCTTTGCATTTAGACGTACCACAATGGCAAACTTTGATATTAA